AATCCTACATCAATAGGTTTAATGTGTGAAGCAATACTTGATAAATTACCTTAATTATAAGTGATATAAATATCAGCACTGTACTTAATACTTAATAGTATAGTGCTTTTCTTATGCCTGAATTTAATATTGTTGAATGAAGCGCTTTGTTTTTACAAGGTGCTTTTTTCATATATTCACACCTTGATAAGTGATATAAACTGTCAAAATTACTCCTGCAATATGAGATATAAACTGTTGCGCCTTCAGCGGAAGACACCGCATATAAAAACGCAAAGGCAGAAAGGAAAAGTATGGACTTTTTGAAATCAATTCTTGGTGATGATTTGTATTCACAGGTTGAAAGCAAGGTTAATGCTTATAATTCAGATGAAGCAAACAAAGATAAGCAAATTAAAATTGCAAATCTGACTTCAGGCGAATATATAAGTAAAAACAAGTTTACCGACCTTGAAACAGAAAACGGCAACATTGCAACACAGCTTGCTGCTGCCAACAAACTCATTGAGGACTTGAAAAAGTCAGGCAAGGGTGATGAATCCTTGCAGAAAAAGGTTTCGGAATATGAAACCGAAATTAACAATCTTAAAAGTGAGTTAGAGCAAACAAAAGTAAATTCAGCTTTAAAGATTGCCCTTCTTGAAGCGAATGTTACTGATGTTGACTATCTTACATTTAAGGTGAAGGAAAAGGGCAAGGTTGAAATTGGTGAGGATGGCAAAATTAAAGGCATTGATGATACAATTTCAAGCCTTAAAACGCAGTATCCACAGCATTTCAGCACAGTATCAGGCGGTAAAAAGATTGAAGAAAAGAAGCTGCCTGATGATGAAGGCGGTGATAAGGGCTTGACAAAGAAGGATATTCTTTCAAAGACTTATGCCGAAAGACAGCAGATTTATCAGGAAGACCCTGATAAATTCAATGAAATTATGAAATCTTAAAGAAAGAAGGTATTTTAACTATGGCAAACACAGCCACAAAAACAAATGATATTATCGTGCCCGAGGTTATGGGCCCAATGGTTGAAGCAAAGATTGACGCTTTATGCAAAATTACACCTTATGCAAAGGTTGACAACACTCTTCAGGGTGTGCCGGGTGATACAAAAACTGTTCCTTGCTGGAATTATATTGGTGATGCACAGGATTTCGACCCTGAAAACACAAACGGTGATGAAATCGAAACAACAAAATTAACTGCGACAACCGAAAAATTTACAATTAAGTGTGCAGCAAAATGTGTTTCAATTCTTCAGACAGCAATTAACAGCGGTATGGGCGACCCTATCGGTCAGGCAGAAACACAGCTTGCAAAATCTATTGTCGGTAAGGTTGACAGCGACCTTATTGACGCAGCCTATACATCCAAAAACACTTTTGACGGCTCTACAGAAGTAATTAATTATAATGGTATAGTTGATGCAGTTACAAAGTTTGAGGATGAAGAAGACGGCATTGATAAGGTTATGTTTATTCATCCGAAACAGGAAGGTACAATTCTTAAAGACCCTGATTTCCGTTCAGCAGACAAGTTTGAAGCAGGTGTTGCTGTTCGTGGATCAATCGGCAAAATTGCAGGATGCTGGATTAAGAAATCAAAGAAGGTTAAGCTTTCAGGCAAGAATTATCTTAATCCTATTATCAAGCTTGAGCCTGACAGTGCAGAAACAGAGTTTACGGAAGATGAGCTTCCTGCACTTACTGTCTTTTTAAAGAAAGATACATCTGTTGACCCTGAATGGCTGCCTAAAAAGCAGCGTCATGATATTACTGCCGCAAAGTATTACGGTGTTGCTCTTACAAATGCAGCAAAGGTTATTGTGGCAAAATTTGCCGCAGTAGAGCCAACCCCTGAAGCTACCGCATAATCAAGCCCACCGTAATGGTGGGTTCATTTTTTGAAAGAAGGTGTTAATGTGATTATAGATATTGCCGAGTTAAAAAAGGAATTAGGCAATGCAGAAATATCTGATAATTCTTTAAGCAGAAAAATGAAGGCTATTGAAAAGGCCGTAAGAGCATATACAAACAATAACTTTCAAAACAGGCTGGTTCGATTTGAAGCACCTTCAGAGAATAATTCCTTGTGTATTACAAGCCCGTATTTAGCTGTTGGCGACACTTTACAGATAAGCCAATCCATCAATGACGGCTTGTATCAAATAACTGAAATTAATGATTGTGTGATGTGTGACAGTGCTTTATATCCTTGTAAATATAATCTTGTTACAAAGGTTGAATACCCTGAAGATGTGGTTGAAGGGTGCATTAACCTTCTGAAATGGGAAATTGAGAACAGGGACAAGGTCGGCATACAGTCTGAAACAATTTCAAGGCATTCTGTTACCTATTTCAATCAGGATGCATCAAACACCCTTATGGGCTATCCTGCTGCATTATTGGGCTTCCTGAAGCCGTATATCAAAGCGAGGTTTTAACTATGATAGGCGGAAATATTACGGCAATTGTTCAGATTAAGGATAAATCACAGAAAAATGCCATAGGTGAAGCAGTAAATACTTGGGTTAATATTGACAGCATCACAGGCTTCCTTGATTACAACAGCGGTGAAACGAAATATACAAGCTACAGCGCTAAAATTCAGGAATCAACACATATTTTTATTTGTGATTATAAAAAGCTTGATAATCTGTATATGCTGCTTGATAATCAGGGCAATAAGGTGATAGACAGCAAAAGCTTTGCCGTTCAGACAGAAACAGGCACTGATTGCGTTAAAGTAAACAGCGAAAATGCACGGCTTATTATAGACGGTGAAAAATATGATATAATGCTGTTTGATGACCCTATGAATTTGCATAAGCACCTTGAATTTTATCTGAAATATACAGGCGGTGATGCATATGTCTGATGATTATAAAATTGAATTCACCAATAATGCCGAAGAAGTAAAAAAGGCGCTTGGTGATGCTTGTAAACAATTTTTAATTGATGCAGGACAGATTGTTAAAAGTCAGGTAAGAGATTTAACCAGAACAGACAGCACTAATTTAAAAACATCATATGATTATCAAATAACGTCAGATAGCGGTGATATGGCTGTTCAGATTGGTTCACCGCTTCAAAATGCTATATGGGAAGAATTCGGCACAGGTGAATATGCACTTAAAGGAAACGGCAGGAAAGGCGGTTGGTTAATTCCTGAAGAAAAATTAACGGCAAATGCCAAAAAGAAACTTAAGAAAAAAATCATCATTAAGGGTAAGGTTTATTATTGTACCAAAGGCAAGACACCATCAAGGGCTTTACATTTTGCAGTGAAGAACTCGAAACCTATAATAAAGAAAATGGCTAAAGATGTATATGGGGGTGTTTTTAAAGGGTGATTACGGAAGCATTGAATGTAATATCACAGGAATTAGAAAAACTGAATATTCATTATCAATTCGGCAGGTGGCAGAATGATATTGTGTATCCTTACTTTGTGGGGGAATGTGATGCAAAGGAATTTGTATCGGAAAATAATTATCAGGAAGGCACCTGTTTTCTTAACGGTTTTTCAAGAAAAGACCTGCTTGAATTAATGCAGTTAAGCGAAAAGATAAAAAAACACTTTGCAGACTTCAGAACGATAACAGAAGGCGGCAGCGGTATTTCGATTACTGTTGCTGCTTTTTCTGTTATACCCCAGGAGGATGCAGAGCTTAAAAGAATACAAATAACTTTAAATATTAAAGAATGGAGCGTGAACAATGAGTAAAGCAGGTAAGAATGGTGTTACAGCAAAGACACCGAAAAATATTCCTTTCGGAGCAGGTACAATTCATAAAAACCTGAAATACACAGAAGGCAGCGGATGGAACTTTGATGAAAGTATTGTCGGTGCAACATCAGGCGGTTCAAAGTATTCCTTAGTGCCTGAAATCAAGCAGGTTGAAATTGACGGTGTGCTTGTGAGAACAAAGGGCTTTGATAAAAAAACAGGTGAAGCGGCAAAAATGGAAATCAATTTTGCAGAATATTCACCCGATTTAATTAAGACAACGGTTATCGGTAAAGAAACAGCGTCAGAAGATGCTGCTTATACCAAGATTGTTACGAAGCCCGATATTGAACAAGGGGATTACTGGGATAATATTGCATTTGTCGGTGAAACTCTTGACGGTCAGAAAATCATTGTCATTATGGATAATGCACTTTGTACATCGGGCTTTGAAGGTGAAGGCAAAAACAAAGAGAACGGCACAATGTCGGTAACATTTGAATGTTCTGCCGAGCTTGATGAAAAATCAGGCCTTGATGTGCTTCCTGTTGCGATTTATTATCCGACAGCAGCCTGACGAAAGGAATTATAATTATGACGGAATATAAATTCAGACGGTTGAATTCAACAGATATTTTCCCTGTATGCAATATCATTTCAAAAATCGGGATAAGAGATTTGAAAACCTGTTTTGAGGGTCAGAATTTTTCTGCAGTAACAGATACTGAAGATGAAAATGCAATGACTTCATTTGGCATGGGAATTGCATTTGATGTTGCAGGTGTGATATTTGCAAATATGCAGAAGTGCGAAAATGAAATTTATAAGCTTCTCGCTTCGGTTACGGATTTGACGGAAGAAAAACTGCGAAATATACCTCCTGCAGATTTCCTGAATATTGTAATTGATTTTTTTAAGAAAGAGGAATTACAGGATTTTATGAAGGTTGCTTCAAAATTCATCAAATAGGTGATATAAGGTTTATGGACTTGCTGTTCAAAAGATATGCAAGTCCGTTTTCTTTTATAGACAGCTTAATTTTCAACGGCAGATTTTCAGAAGGAGTATCAGAAATATACGGATTCTTAAATGAGGATAAAGAGTGGGAATTTTTCCTGCACAAGGTTTTTGATAAAAGCTTTGAAGAATTTAAAGAAACAGTCCTTGCACAGCCGCAGAAAATGACGAGTGATGATTTTGAAGCAACAGTCAACAATTCAAAATCTATGTTACGGGGTTTTAATCCGAATAAAAGCGGAGGTTGATTAAATGGAATTATTTAAATTGTTTGCAACCATTGCTATACGAAATAATGAAGCGAATAATGCGATTGATAATACAACAGGAAAGGCTGAAAAATCTGAAAGTAAAATATCATCGGCATTTAAAAAGATAGGCACAGCAGTTGCAACATATTTTGCTGCAGACAAGATAAAAGATTTCGGGATTGCTTGTATTAATGCCGCTTCAGATCTTGAAGCAACAAGTGCACAGTTTTCACAGGTGTTTGGTGATTTAGAAGACATAGCAAGTAAAAATCTTTCTGCTATTGCCGACAACACAGGTGTTGTTGAAAATCGTATGAAGGGCAGTTATACAAAAATTGCCGCTTTTGCTAAAACAACAGGAATGGATACCGCTGATGCGTTAGGACTTGCAGACAGGGCAATGGTTGCTATTGCAGATAGTGCCGCTTTTTATGACAGAACACTTGAAGAAACAACTGAAAGTCTGCAGTCATTTTTAAAGGGTAACTATGAAAATGATGCTGCCTTGGGCTTATCCTGTACTGAGGTAACACGAAATGCTGCTGCCAATAAGCTTTACGGAAAGTCTTTTAAAGACCTTTCGGAAGAGCAAAAGCAGTTGACCTTACTTCAGATGGTTGAGGATGCAAATGCAGCATCAGGAGCATTAGGACAGGCAGCAAGAGAATCCGACACGTGGACTACACAAACAGGCAACTTAAAACAGGCATGGGAAGATTTAAAAGCAAATTTAGGCACAACCGTTTTATCAACCGTTGTTGATGTTGTAAAAAGCTTGTCGGAAAAAGTGCAATCCGCATCTGAAAAGTTTAACGAATGGAAGCCTAAAATTGAAGAAACAGTTAATAAACTGAAAGATGTCGGTAATTGGATTTCAGAGCATCAAGGATTGATGATTGCTCTTGCAACTGTAATCGGTGTAATTACTGCTGCTGTTACAGCTTATAATATCGTTCAAGGGGTAAAGGCTGCAATAAATACAGCTGAAGCAACATCATTATGGGGCTTAATTACTGCAAAACTTGCGGATGCAGCTGCTACAATGGCATCTCTTGCACCATATTTACTTGTTGCTGCAGCAATCGCGGCGGTAATAGCCGTAATTGTGCTTTGCGTTAAGCATTGGGATGAAATCAAAGCAAAGGTTATTGAGGTTGCAAACAAAATCAAGGATAAAGTAACGGAAATGAAGGATGCTGTTGCCAACAAATTTCAGGAAATGAAGAACAAGATTTCCGAAAAGGTTGAAGCAATTAAATCATCAGTGTCCGAGAAGTTCAATGCTGTTAAAGAAAAGATTGTTACGCCGATTGAGAATGCCAAAGAGAAAATCAAAAGTATTGTTGATAAAATCAAGGGCTTTTTCAGCGGTATGAAGTTATCATTCCCTAATATAAAATTGCCGCATTTCAAAATCAATCCAAGCGGTTGGAAGGTAGGGGATTTATTACAAGGCTCTATACCTAAACTTGCCATTGATTGGTATGACAAGGCAATGGATGACGGTATGATAATGAATAAACCGACTATTTTTGGCGTAAATTCAAAGGGTCAGCCTATGGGCGGCGGTGAAACAGGCAGTGAAACAGTTGTCGGCACACAAAGCCTTATGAATATGATTAATAACGCTGTAGAACAGTCAAATAACAATCTTTATGCAGCACTTGAAAAAATACTTGCAGTGCTTACACATATTGATAATTCAATGTATGAGAGGATTGTATCGGCACTTCAGGCAATGGGTATTGAATTTGATGAAAGAGAACTTGCAAGGCTGGTGAGAAAATATGCTTGATAAATTTTATTATCAGAATAATTTTGGTGAAAAAATATATTTCGGTCAGAATGGAATATTTGCTTCGTATAATGACCTAAGAGATTATGAATGGGCATATGAAAGCAGCAACAATGCAGTTACGGGTTTTTCAAGAGGCATCAAAACAAAAAAACTGCCTGTTATATTTGTATCTGATACAGGGCAGAAAACAAGGCAGACAAGGAATAAGGTTTATGAAATCATTGAAAAGGATGTTCTTGCAGGTCAGAAGGGCAAGCTGTTTGTAAACGGCTATTATATGGAATGCTGGCTGTATGGCTTAACGAATAGTGAGTATCTGAACAGCGAAAGCTATATGAAATCGCAGATAACGGTGCTGACGGATAAGCCCGAATGGGTTAAGACAACACCGTTTTCATTTTTGCCGATAAAAGAGCAATTCAAGGATACAGATGTTGATTTTGACTTCGATTATCCTATTGATTTACAGGCTTCGCCTTTTTCAACAAATACCTTGCTTAACCTTAATGCTTTTCCAAGTCATTTTATATTGAATATATACGGCACTTGTATGAATCCGCAGATTGAAATAGGGGACTATACATATTTGTTCAATTGTTCGCTTGCAGAGGGTGAACGGCTTGAGGTCAACAGCCTTAACAAAACCATACGCAAGTATAACAAGCAGGGTGTATCGGAAAATTATTTCAATTGCAGAAATAAGCAGAAATCCGTGTTTGAGCCTATAGCAACAGGCAATAAGCAGATTCAGTGGAATAACAGCTTTAAATTTGATTTGGTGCTTATTCAGCAAAGGTCAGAGCCTGAATGGAGTTATACCGAGATAAGTGCTGAAGATGTTAATTCTGTTCATGCAGTAAATAACAGGTATTATCTTGTTGACAGCAATGGTGAATATATCAGGGATAACCTGAATGAGCCTATAAGCGTTGAAACGGCAGGTGATTAGTGTGATTTTTCACACTAATCCTGATTATATCACCCTCAAAATTTGCCTGGCATAATTTTGAGATGGTTAAATTTCCATTATACGCCTTGTCTGGCTGCAACGAGGTGAACAGGTGATTTTTTTTATAACTATTTGCAGCCGGAAAGGCTATGGAAATTAATATGGATTTTATTATTGCAGATTCCGATAAAAGGGATTTATGCTTTTTATCCGATAAGGACAGTCTTGATATAGAAATCGGCGGCGATAATGATTTTCAGTTCAGCACGGTTTTAAGTGAATACAACGCTGAAATTCATAAAGAAAAGAATATGATTTATTGTCTTGGCACAGAGTACGGCGGTATATTTGATAATCCTGAAATCAGTACAAAAGATAACAAAATTACATTAACAGGTGATACCTTCAGGGGTATGCTGAAAAACAAATATATTGAGCCTGAAAGCGGCGAGGATTATTTTACAATAACAGGTGAATTGAATTCTTGCATAAGTCAACTGATCGGCAACGCTTTTTCAGATACTCTTTTCAGGGTATCATCTGTTGATACAGGTGTTTATGTTACTTTTACCTTTGACAGATACTGCAGCTTGCTTGACGGAATTAAAAAGATGCTTGCATCAAGGGGGCACAGGCTTAATATAAAAGCCATTCTGATTGATAATGAATTTTTTATTGAATTATCGGCTGTGTCTGTTGCTGATTATTCAAACAATATTGAATTTTCACAGGACAGCAATATTAATTTTAAAATTAAAAAAGCAACAAACAGATATAACTATATGATTGCGCTTGGCAAAGGAGAATTGAAAGACCGCCGAGTGCTTTATTTTTATTGTGATGAAGCAGGTCAGGTTTCGGCTGCTGACTGTATCCCGAAGGGTGATAATATAAAGGTTTATCTTTATGACAATACATCATCAGAAGATTTGGAAGCAGATTCTGTTAAGAAATTTGCAGAAATCAATTCGTCAGATGAATATTCTATGACAATCAGGGATGATGTTGAATTGGAAATTGATGATATAGTCGGCGGCAGGGATTATGTAACGGGAATTACAATTGCTCAGCCTGTTACAAGAAAAATAATAAAATACAGTAATAAGAAGCAAAACATTTCTTATGAAATAGGAGGTAATAGGTAAATGCCTAAAATAGTAACGGCACACACAGGGGTGCCGCATATTACGGCAAATGATGTGGGTGCTTTGCATAAGGCAATAATCGGCTGTAATGATTATCTTTTAAGTGATAATCCTGATGAATTCAGGGCAGTAATGCTTAGTGCAGATACCTTGCAGATGCCCGAAGCCGAAATTGTTGTTCAGGGAACGCATATCAGAATTTTAAATACTGATAAGGTTAAAATCGAAGCAGGGCAGAGCGGACTTAAGCGCATTGATTTTGTTGTATGCAGATATACAAATGATGATGGCATTGAAAATGCTGAAATTGATGTTGTAAAGGGTGAAGCTTCTTTGAATCCCGCCTTGCCCGTTGCAGAACAGGGAGATATAAGAAACGGTGCAGCAGTGCATGAAATGCCGTTGTTTAAGGTTGAAATAAACGGTGTTTCTATTGAAGCGGTAACAAGTGTGTGCGAAACCGTAAAATCGTTATACCGTGCCTTTCAGATGATTTCAGGGCAATCAGAAAGGATTAAAGACCTGAACGGCAAAATTACACAGCTTGATGAAAAATCAAAGGCAGCAGACAGCAATGCTGAAGCTATACAGAAAATTAATACGAACAATCTGCTCTGGTCAGGTTCTTATTATATGACTGATACACATACCGCAAAATTATCAAGTCCTGTCAGTGAACAGACAAACGGAATAATTCTTGTTTTTTCAGCTTATGCAAACGGACAGGGTGCTAATTATGATTTTCACAGCTTTGTTGTTCCTAAGTGGCTTGTTAACAAGCATAATGGTGCAGGTCATAAATTTGAAATGACAGGCGGCCTTGTTTCGGTATTTACGGCAAAGCATTTGTATATTGCCGATACGGAGATAAAGGGGCACATTAATAATTTAAAGGCAGGGAACGGTGTTATACCTTTCAATAATGCAGCTTTTGTTCTGCGGTATGTAATAGGTTTTTAACGGAGGTGATTTATATGGGTAAAATTGATAATTACGAAGCTGTCGAAAGCTTCACAGGCAATGAAAGATTTGTTATTGAAACAAATAAAGGTACAAAAAAGGCATCTTTTTCTTTGATACAGGATAAGATTGCGGATTGTGTTGAAGATAAAGCGGAAATGCTGAGCTTCAGTAATGTATCCGTAACCAAGGATACGGAATCGGAATATATACTTGATATTACAATTGGCACAACGCATATCACAACGCCTAATCTTAAGGGCAAATCCGTTAAAGCAATCAGTGTTGAAGCAGGGCATATGCTTATTCATTTTTCAGATGATACAAATATTGACGCAGGTATAATTGACGGCAGTGTTCCTGCATACGGTGTATGCCGGGATATAAACAGCCACAGCCCTGAATTAAAGCGTGTGGGTGATGCAGTCGGTCTTGTGGCAGAGGTCGGTGTCGGCTCTGAAATTGTACGCAATGATTTTGATAAAATCTATCCGTGGTGTGCAATGCGAAAATGCACACTTGCAGATGACGGCACAGTAACATCATATTTCGGTGATGCCAATTATACGGAAGACGGCTCAATCGGTCAGGTTATGGTTGAAATACCCAAGTATTATTATGCACACTATTTTGATGAGTCTGAAGCATACGAATACTGGTATATATCTAAGGACAAAATCAACAGCAGATACAGGCTTCCCCAGCCGTTTATCGCTAAAGACGGCACAGAGCTTGATAAAATATATATTGCTGCTTATCCGTATTCAAATAAGGCTGTAGACGCAAAAAAGGCAGACAGCATTTCGGGTGATGCATATAATGACGGCGGCAGTTTAACTTATCAGGAAGCAATACAGTTTGCAGCCAACAGAGGGCTTAACTGGCACTGTATGGATATTGCCGATTGGTGTGATATTATTCAGCCGTTGTTTATTGTTGAGTTTGCAACGCTTAACTCTCAGTCTGTTATGCTCGGCTGTGCCGAAAGCGGAGATAATATTGATGTGTTTGTCAGTGAAAATCAGTGTATAGGTGATAAATCAGACGGTTTGACGGAAATTGTGGGAAACAGCTTTTACACTTTGCCGACTGACATTCTTTTTATAGGTACAGAGCTTTTTATTACAACAGATGCAGAGTATTTTACCGAGCCGCTTGACAGCGAATATATGGCAGGTGCAATAAGGAATATAACACAGATTGAGGAAATCAAGGATGAAAGCAATACTGTTTTATGCCTTAAGGTAACATTTAGCGGTGCACCTGTAAAAATCACTCAGTCAAATAATATGGCGTGGCTTAATTTCGGCAGAAACGGTATTACAAACGGAATAAAGGCAAGCTCAGGCTCTGTTTCAGGTGCTGAAGGCAAGTGTGATATGCTTTACAGAGGACTTGAAAATATATACGGCACATTTACAACATATATCGGCGGTGTTACTTTTTCAAACGGGAAATATTATATAACCCCGAATATAAATGCTCATATTGATACAATCTCAGATGAATATACGGCATACGGTGAAAATATTAATTTCAGCGGATATGTAAATGAAATGAGCAGCTTTGGTGTACCGTGGATATATCTCCCGATGTCAGCAGAAGGCACATCTGCTACTGACTTCTGCGACAGATGCAATCTTGTTAAAACAAGCGGTATAAAGCATCTAACCGCAGGACATTCAAATAAATATAACAATATATATGAACACGGCATTTTCTCATATTACGGTGCTGCAAGCAAGCAATTTGTAAGTGTTGCAAGGCTTGCCTACAGGGCGTATGAATAAGGAGGGCAAAAGATGAAGGTACAAAGCACAAAAAGGCCGCCGCAGTATTTAATAAACATCAGCGGTGATAAAGCAATTATTAAATTTGCTGAAAATATTGTTGTAAAACAGTCTGATAATTCCCCTCGCTCAATAGGCAGAAGGAGCAGAATACAGGCTGATGAAACAGATGCAGCAACAGTATTTGAATATGACTGTTATACTTTCACCACGGCAAACCGTAAAGGGCTTGAAGCTGATATTTCGGTTAATCCCGAACAGTGGGCATCTGTTGCTAAAAAAGCCGAATCAGACAAGCTGAGTGCAGATGTCAGAGCTAAGAGAGATAAACTCCTTGCCGAAACAGACAAGGAATTTGCCCTTGACCGAATTAATCTGAATATACCTGAAAAGGTAACGGCAGCAACAATGCTTAGTGCTGTTAAGGATATATTCGGTGTGCTTGGTGCGGTGTGCAATGGCGAAATGGCAAGATACCGTCAGGCATTAAGGGATATACCCCAGCAGGAGGGCTTCCCTTATGATGTGAAATTCCCTGCAAAGCCATGGTGAAAAAGGCGGTGATATGATTGAATGAAACTGTATTAACGGCGTTGATTTCGCTTGCAGGAACGGCACTCGGCACACTCGGCGGAATATGCGCAACAAGCAAGCTTACCACTTACAGAATA